GTCACTAACTCAAAGAGAAAGAAACTCTTGTTAAAGCACGCCTTTGTAATTGTGCTCGAACGATTTCAAGACTGCATACAAACGTGCGCACAACCGAGCGGGTCTCATCCGCCAGATGCATACGCACATGCAATCACGTTCTTTTATAACATGAAAAAATGAAACCCGAAGGTCAATCGGACCTTTCGGCCAAACGTGGGACACCCACGAAAAACAATGCCTGGAAATCATCTCCATAGGCGCGTGTGAAACCACCCGTTCCCGTTGGGTTTGATATAGTTAACCTAGGCAAGGGAGCATCATACTCGAGAATCTCTGTCGGATCTTTACAATACCGAATTGGGGCAACTCGAGTGACGTTCTGATACGGTACTTGGACTGACAGTACACCGTTTTCACGGGAATTGTGGGTGTAAGCCAAGTATCCGCGAGATCCACTAGTAGGTGCAGGTTGCACTGGAATCGCTGTCCATACGGTGGTACCAACACCATAACTAGTGTACGCAACAAGATCTCGCGACGATTCAGCAAGAGTCGGCTCAGTAGGTGTCAAATTGTCAACTTTTGTGGAAAAACGAACAGAACCTCGGAAAAACGCAAAAGGTGAAAGCAAATAACTGTGGTACTTGGTTTTGAACAATTGCGTCGACGGAACAGTGTACTCAGCATCTAAAACCCAAGGGTAAAATGATGACATGGCTGAGGCCTCATTAATGGGAGCGCCAAAGTGTACATGCCTTTTGAGTAAAGATGAAAGAGAGAGAACTATCTCAGACATTGAATTCTGGCTCGCTGTCAACCCAAAGGCAGACGTTGGGGCTGAGCCAACTGGAGCGTCAATAGCCTCTAGCTGAGTTTTGTCAACACTGGGACCATCAGGACCTTGCGTGAAACATGGAATATACCTGGGTTCAATAGGACCAGCAAACTCAAGATCCGATGCTCCTCGAACATACACAGAAAAATACACCTGGGATCCGACAGTCTCTGGAGCTTGTAAAGGTGTGACTACGTGAACATACATACGGCCCATCGAAGTGCCTGCACGCAAGTACTCAAGTGGGATCATGTAAGGAGTCTGAACTTTCACAATATTGCCAGTCGCCAAGTCATAAATCTCACGATACGCGAAAGAAGTGTCAGTCAAAGTGACCATAGAGGCTGCAGGACCAGGTACAAAGGAAATGGCAATCTGCCCACGATGAAATCCAGTCTTTGCAGCTTTGAACATAAACTCAAGACCACCACGATAAAAACGAAAAACTTCAGCGAGAAATGACACAGGTGTTTTGTAAATTTCAGTTGATGATACAAATTGTTGGAAGTCAATGGGGTTCAGCTCACGAGTGTAAATCTGTTCCCCAGGCGCATTTGTTTTGTCAAAAAGAAAGAAATCCAAATAACTATATTGGCCTTTAATAAAAGCAAGACTCATCTCGTCAGCACCATCAGGTGAAAAGTCATCTATAGCCCTTAACTTTGCCGATGAGTCAAGACTCATTGGAATCGCAGGGTCGACAGCATTACAATTTGGAAAACACTGTGCAGGGTTAGATGACACACGGGACACCGATGAAGTAACAAGCGGCTTGGACCAGCCAAATGCCGAGGCCGCTCCACTCAAAGCAGAAGCAGCCCATGAAACAGTGCCAGCATAAGAACCAATCAACGGAATTGACGAAATGTTTGCAGCAAAAGACGAAAGTTCGGCAAAGAAGGTTGAAACGGGTTTTGACTCAGCATCTGAAGGTGCAATCTTCTTGCGTTTGGGACCTTGAGTAACTGCAGTAAGAGTCTGACCATATAGCTCAACATCTTCCATCCAAGTCCAGACACGGAAGTTAACCTCGAGTAAATTGTCAGGGCCTGTCCGCAATGGGGACAAAACAGCAATATATACACGACCCCAGTCGACCGATCCACCAGTGAGCTCAATGAACTGTGATGTGGCCACGTATGGAATACGTAGAACGACGGACGACTCATTCGCTTCAATGTCAACACCAGGCAACTGGGACAATGGAATGGCATTTGTAATGTGAGCACTCCCCTTCCTCGCGTTGAGTGAAAAACAAGGGTAATAACACAAACGAAGGCGCCCGGCATGATAGGGCGTACCATTCAAATCAAGACGAATACACAAAGTAGAACGTAGGCCAAAGAAACCTTGTAATTTGTTTATTTTCATTGAATTTGTATAATACGGTTTTGTGTCTGAAGCATACAAAATTGCTCCAATTGAATCAACAACAGTGAAAGAACCAGCAAAAACTTGATAAGGCTTAGCCAGGTAATCGGCAATAGTGCTAGTGCTGTTAGGCGTATACAAATCGTACACATCTTGGGACCTGCCAACACTTTGAATAGCCGACACCGGATCTGCCACAAATGATGTTGTGCCTGTCTGAACGACAGGACTTGAGGTGTCTTGATTGTAGACACCCATATTTGTTTTTTGAAATGTTTCTTCAGTGAGCCGCTAACCTACTTGTAGGAGGGCTCAGTCCTACAAGGTGCAATATTTAATGGTTTTAGGAACGGGCTGCGCACCAGGTGAACCGTCGGATCCACTAGCCGACACCAGTACGACGACGAGAGTTGTGCTTCTTCGCCGAAGACTCCAGGAATTTATATACCTCAAATCACCTGGTTGAGATGAGGGGTTTTACTCACCAGTATTCGCAACCACGAGCTAAATACTCAGCTCGACGATCGCATTGACTTTTGTTCCAGTTGACCATGAGGTGCCTTCTGGGGTCAACCCTTCGAGCAGCTTCATGAAAATCAGATCTCCAAAAATCCCAATCTTCCTTTGTATGTACACTCAACTCATCGAGAAAACCTTCGACCTTGACACGAAACAACTCACCGTCAACATCTTTCTTCTTGGCCCACTGGATGTTCTGTGTTATCGTATCAAGGGTCAACCTCATATACAACACACCATCTTCCAGCGCCACTTTTCTCTTCAAAAAGGAAACATCAAAAACTGAACGATGGGATTCATTGAACTCAGCATTCTTCTCTTCATCGGTATAGACCATGCCCATTTCAGCCATAGCTTTTGTCATCGATGCGTACGTAATAGTAGCGGAACCGTACGAAAGAAGCTTTTGAGTGTCAACCTTCCACACATTGTCATCTCCATAACAAATATACTCAACGACTCGCTCTTCATACAACTTTTTTAAAATTTTCCTTGCTGAAACGAAAGTGTCCGCTCCTAGTGAACGGGCGACCCCATAACGCAAAATAATGTTGTTACAAATAGTGTTTAAGATGGTTGTAATTGGATTACCAGAGGGATTAGAGTTGTCCCACTCAATAAGACAATCTTTATACTGAATGAACGGTTTTGTGAAAGAGTAAAATACATTTTTCGCAATTATAAAATCCTCTTTAGACAGAAGATGGCCGAAGTTGGCCTCATATACAGACCAAACTTTATCTACGGCGTACGAAGGTAAATTTTTATCAAAACTAGAATGATCACCAGCATACACATTTACATCAATCGAGCCCCCTCCAAGCTTTTCAACAAAAGATTTGAGCTCAAATTGATCTGCAACATTAATGCCGACCGCTGAAGAATTTTTGTACCTATTAGCAGGATCTTGATACCATGATGCAAACGTTCCAAAATACTTACGGATCAAAAGTGTATTTACAACATCACAAGAGAAGACCACTCGTGTCTTCCCTGCTTTGACCTTCTCATTAGGTCGCAGTTCATCCTTCGGAAAAGCAACAAACACCATGGGGATTGGTCCTTTCTTCAGAGACTCGATAGCCTCGTCAAACTGACTCTTAATATGTACAGCCCCTGGTGTGTCAAACGTGTAATTTTCATCAAATCCAAAGGCCATTCGCTTCTTTGTACCCACATCACTATGAAACCTGGAGGGACTACCAGAGGCAGTTCCACGGTTAATTGGTTTTAGATATGGGGCCTTGATCTTAGATCCAGTCACCGTTTCCTCAAATGACAAAATCGCATCCGTCGGACGCGTTGTTTCCTTCAACAATTCATGAATATATACATCAGTTGCCGCGTTCAAAACTTCCATATTGCATAAAAGACCTCCACGAGAATACGACTTCAACGATTCGGCAACAGGATCAAACAATTTTCCATTCAAAACAAAAGGATTTAACAATGCTGGGCGCTTTAAAGGTGGTGCTGCAATTTCACCATAGAATGGTGATTTACAAATTTCAGACTTATATACAGTAGCAACACTTGTTGCCTTACCACACACCTGAACATCCTCTAGGGTGGTGTCATCACACTGCCCAAAAGTGAAATGAGTGCGCATATCCTTAGTAGCATTAAATTGAGTAACAGCAACATCAAAATGGGAAAAACAACTTTCAATAAAACTTTTCTTAAGGATAATACCAATACCCCTAGTCCCGCATGGGCTGCCTGCGGCATGAATGCCAACGATCTTAGACCGTTTTGTGGCATCCACACGCGTTAAGATTGCACCACACTGTCCATTCTCAGTTGCGATGTCATACTCCAATGTGTCCACGGACTTATATACAGTACCATCAGGATTCGAAGCTGCCACTGGACGTCCTAGTCTAGCTAGGCCGCTGTTCATAGAGACGACAACCCTGTCATCATCGCCTGACCAGTGACTTAGTCGAATGTTGAAGGATGGGGTAGTATGGACATCATCTGCAACATGGTGTAAAATGTTCTGACAATTAAAACCAAAAACATTAACACAAACTAAATCATTATTTGGACACTCTAATGGAACTAACGACTTAACTGTTACCGTATATGAAAACCTATTCTTTTTTGAGGTCATTTTCGAAAAAGTCAAATTAGTGTGTTCTTTAACAATACTATGGTATATGTGTTTATTCATTACAACTAAAGATCCACCAATGCCAAAGGCGTATCCGCAAAAGACTCCATCTTCGCTGAGAGTTAAGACATTCGAGCTCAATAGAGATCTAAGTACTTGGTCGTGTTGTGTATCGACGCTCTGAACCACAGCCAAAGCATCGCGGGCTGACCTGCGCGGTTTCTTCTCTTTAAAGAAGACACGAGTGGTTTTATACGTTTTATACAACATAGCACACATACCTAGAGCATAGCCTACAACCTTCAATTTTGACACTATGTTACTTAAAACAACATCATCATGAAAACTATGAATTATACTTTCTTTAATTTGAACGAGCTTAGATGCCTGATTGCAAGCACTCCACAGCTTCATGTGCAACATGTATTCATCGATAAAACGGCCGCGACTGCGAACCTCAACGAAATTAAAACCACGTGCAAATTCACGTAGACAAACAGGTGTAAATGCATTTCTAAAACCAAACAAATTTTTCGCTACATCACGATTGGTTACAACCTCACGCAGGTGTGCAATGTGCTCAGCATGGGACATGATCCGTGATTCTAACGATTGCTGAGAATAAGGATTAAACCCAGTTTCTGACGCAAACGGCAAATAGTGAATCATGATGTTCCGCTTGTCATTCAAATTAGTAGTACAAGCATAACATAACGGATCAGCACACCTAGATTGCGTAAAAGCTTTGTCCAACGCTTCAAGGGTATCTTCTTCAGTTTCTAATTGACTCAAAAAGTCACTCATTCGTTTCTCTGAACGCTCTTGATAACCAACACGGTAACGATAAATTTTTATAATCATTTTAAGAACATCATGGGTTGAAGCTCTTTCGCATTGATCTTCCTGAACACACACACGGCCACATTTACAGAGGGGTGTTTCTTCACCTGTCAAAGGATTAAACCACCACCAATCTAACCAGAAACACGGAGGGGCTCCTGGGTTTTGTGTATAGTACATTTCCGTTGCTTGTTCATCGAGGGTGGGTTCAGCCCCTGTAATAGATGGTTTAGAAAATTCAGGCTTGACTCTGCATTTTATTGTCACATGCATACGGCGCGTGACAGCTTCTTTTGAGTACATATTCTGCAAGATACCCGCATAAGTGGTTACATTAGTGGTACCTAAAATAAACTTAGAATCGAAATATACAGCCCCTTTCCGCTCCAATGAAGCTTGAGGGGTCATCATAGCTTGTGAATTTACAAGAGGAATTAATTTACTTGCCCAATTCTGAAGGGCTTCAGTTGACGATGCAAAATCGTCCAATAAACAAATGGCCTGGTTATTATAGCCATCTAAGAATTTACTCTCTTGTTCCGGAACATATACATAGGGACCGGAATTCCCTTTGTTAAACTCTTTTACGGCCTCAAATCCACAACTCTCTTTGATAAGGACACCTTGAATCACTTTAGATGCCGATGACTTACCGACACCGGCTTGCCCCCCTACTAAAATAAAGAGGGGTTCTTGACGTGTAGAGTTTCCATAAACTCCGAGTTTGCCAAGTTCCTCACGCAGTGCCACAATGCGAAACATCGCATCGCGGTACTGGACATAAGCGGGACCTCCCGTTTTAAACCTATTCAATAAAGACATACCATATGCCTCGAGTGACACCATTTGTGATGCCACACTATGTAGGTTGAGACGCTTATCATATTGTTCCTTAAGCTCTAAGAACTTCTTATTCAATTTTTCAATTTCAATCCACGTCTCTCCTTGACACCATGATGTGTCAAAATTCAAACCAAAGATGTTATTTACAATTTCAATAGCATCACGAACAAACTCTTGGAATGAACTCAATGATTCAGAGATATCCGTGGCTTTCGATACTTGGATTTTAAAAGACTTAACGATTGAGTGCACTTTTTCAAAAGAGCTTGCATCATCTCCGAAGCGAGCACGCAAGTGCCACAAAGCAAAACACGACAACGCAAAACGATAACATGTTGTGAAATCAAATGAAAATTGGGTAACCTGTTTACCAAAACCGATAAAAGACTTGATGCTTTCAAACCATTCAACAAAAATGGGATCTACCCCATTCATCGCAAAAAACAAAGAGATCAAAGCAACACAACTGACAATTTGAACACGAGATAAAAATGGTAGAACTAAAACGAAAACCAGTAACAAAATCGGTGTCAAAGACTTAGAATCTAAACCAAACAAAATCTTAAACTCGCCTTCACGGGCAGTCTGGGCAATCGCCTTCAAAGAGTCACCAACTTCTTCTTCTTTGAGGAAGTTGACAAGCTCATCAATGGGAGCCCGAAGAGTCGATTCAACGCCAAAGCGTGCGTCCGAAACTTTACCAAGAATCCACTCTAAAGGACCCTGAGTGAACGACTCAAACTCGTTATCAGGACCTTGAGTGACAGACTCAATAAACTTACTCTTCTTCTCGACTTTCTTCTTTTCTCTCTTCTCTGACCTGACACTTGAACTTCTTTTAGTGTTGTTCTTTTTCTTACTTTTAACATTCTTACCAAGACCAGATTTGAACTGGTCAGGATTGCGAACTAAGTTATCTGCATAATGCTGACTCATCTTAGTCACAACAAGAGACAATTTCTCGATACGCTTTTCCAAAGCATAAATCGAGGCCGAAGGTACTTGAACCGAAACCGAAGACGCGGGGACAGAAACCGGGGAAGATTTTTGACTGGGGGCTATCCGATTTTAACTCAAAGTGTTAACCTTGAGGGTCAATGTGGATAAACATGACCTTTATGGGTGGTTGACGTACACCCTGACCACTAAAGTTCGTACGTGTTCTAATTTTCAACTAAGAGGGTTTAGAACAAGCGCTAGCGACCCAGAGATATGATATGTCTAAACGTTCCAGAGAAGGCCGACAAGTTGCAATCATATCCACCTAGAGAGGGCTCAAGACCGTGAAACACAGACGTCAAGAGTGGACCAACACTAGGATTTCAGACCGAAGGTACGATAACCGTAAACATAAACCAATGGTAACTTATATACCGGACACCACCCGGCTCAACTTGAAAATCAAATGGAAAGAGGGGGGGGTCAGAATTAACGTATCCCGACAAACGGTGATCTAACCTAAACGCATTTCCGTACGAAATAGGTCTACATCACTGATGGATTCGGTCCATTTCCAGGGGATTACAGCCCTTACCTGGCTACTCATTCGCTACTACCGCACAAGGCGGTAGCAG